GAGAGAGAAAGAAATAGAAAAAAAAAACAAAGAAGAAGAAGAAAGAGAAGAAAGAGAATGGAAAGAAAAGCGTAAAGCACAAATATTAGAAACATTGAATGATATTAGCAATAGTATGGCGTCGAGACACGGCGACAGTTATAAAGATGCGATGAGACAACATGACAGATTAAGCGAAGAATATAGAAAATTATTTGGTGGAAGAAGAATGCGCAGTACACGTAGAAGAAGTATGCACAGAACACACCGAAGAACAAGACGCAAAGGAACTCCTGGAGGCACACGCAATAGACATCACAGAAAAAGAAGATAAATAACAATAAAATTGAAATTCTATTATTTTATATAATTAATATTAATAATAATAATAATATAAAATGGCGACAACTAATGCGTTTGACTCTACCAAACCTTTCAATTCCAAAGCAGTATCGTATAAATACATGTCGTTTACTTATCACGCAAAGAAAAAAAATCGGTTGATGATTCAACAAAATTTTGATATTGAAGAAGAATGCCCAATATGTTTAGAAAGTATGATTAATAAACCGGTTATGTATACGCCGTGTAAACACAGATTTCATACTAAATGTATGTTTACAATGATGGGTGGTCTACAAGTATCCAATCATTCGTGCCCTTTGTGTAGACATGATTTGTTGACTGCTATAATGAAATTAAATAGTAGTAATTTATATTATTATATAGTTATAGACGTACCAGCAAACATAGTAGCACCAGCAAACGCAGTAGCACCAGCAAACATAGTAGCACCAGCAAACGCAGTAGCACCAGCAAACATAGTAGCACCAGCACCAGATGAAATAATAAGTCTATTTGATTCTATATCGGAAGGAGAATATGATGATGATGATGATGAATCAGATGAATCAGATGAATCAGATGAAGTTGATGAATCTGATGAAGCTGAACTAGGAGATACGGGTGGTTTATTTTAAATAATAATTACTAAAAAATTGATATAAAATAATACTTGTTATTTTTTTATATCAATAACAACAATAAAATGGGCAATACATTCATCTCCGGTTTTAATCCATTGAGCGACGAAAATGGTCAGAATTTACAAGAGCGGTTTGCAAAACAAATAGGTCTCATTGGCGATGAAACAACCGACGTGTATTGTATATTCATCAGCGATGACAACAAATGTCGTAAATATAAAATAAATGACACGGCAGAACCGGAGGAAATGAAGACCTACACACCATTAAAATTATTTAAATATATATTCGGCGAGGTATTTAAACGCTATATTGACCATCCAGCGTATAAAAATATGTCGAATGAGGAATTGGAGCAAATATGCTCTGATTTCGCCGAACATTTGAAAACCAGCGATAAAGTGCTTGTCAAGGATGCGACAGACGTAGAGAAAGAAAGATTTTCAGTGAAATACCCCAATAACGTGTATTCGAAATATGCTGACCAAACAAAAGTATGGTTTTCTCGAATAATTGATGCGGACACGAGAAAAACCAATTACTTTTATTTCCCCATTCAGATTCAAGAAGATGAGAAAAAGTATCACGTGGTGTTAAAACATCATGAATACCGCGACATTCAATTAGCTTATTTCAATCCGTTCAATGTGAATTTACAAAGTTCGGCAAATGCGATTTTACTGGATTTGAATAAAGAAAATTGCTGTATGTTACATATCAAAGAAAATAAAATAACGATAGAGTTTTGTGAAGACCAAACATCGTTTGTATTTACTCTGTCACCACCAGAATTTTATAGAATGCTCTTTGGTAAAATATATAAAGATTATATCTTGGATGAAAAATACCAAAACATGACCGACAATGAACTCGCACGAGTATGCAGCGATTTTGAAGCCTACCTAGAATATTTCAAAACGATTGAGATTGTGCCGGAAGAGACGAATAAAAAGAAGTACATGTTTCACGTGATGTTTCCGGAGAATGTGTTTGCTAGAAGCATCATAGATGCCAAATCAACGACCTATATGTGTAAAATATTTGGAGATAAATCCAGAAAAATCAAATATCACTATTTGCCTATTGAAATTATAGCAAATGGTAGAACGTATAATGTCCTCACAACCTTTTAGAAAAAGGTTGGACCAAAAATTACAACTAATATATGCGTTAATTATTACTTAAAGTGTTGACATAATTACAACTTAAAGTTTTATTACACCTATTACAAAGGTTGTAATGTCCATATTACTTTTTTTTAACGACACGAAGAAATTAGTAATTCACGAAGATTCTGAGAATATTTTTAACAGAGGACTAGTTAATATTTTATTAGAACCTTATCAAGAATTAGAAGGTATTCATTATACTTATGACGATATTAGCACAATCATTATAAATTATTATAGAGGAAAACATGAAATAATTGATTTTCCAAAAAATCTAAAAAAACTAGAAATTAATACTAGTTCATTGTTATATATGCCAGATTTTCCTCCAAGTATTGAAAAAATTATAATTGGTTCTTCATTTATACGTTTAATAAATGAAGATTTTACAAAATATCCCAATTTAAAACAATTAGAGATTCGTGTTATGTCAGATTTAGGTTCTATCTATCCAGCAAACTTGTATAAAAAAATAAATCTAGTAACGGAAGAATACAATATTCCTCCAATGTATCGTGGCATTGACACACGTAACCGCCCAATGCCTCACGTTCTTTATAGAGAAGGTATAAGACCTACTGCGTTAGAACCCGACGCTGCTAAGTTAGCCCATCTCATTAATAACGGACAATCCGTTCATATCTCCTCCATCAATAAAGCGATATGTAAATCCATCGCACTTATAAATGAATTGGCGGAAAAACACCCACCGGTAGAAAAACCTCTAGATTATATCATCAAACCCAAGAATGTATTTAAGCGCGCCTATCACTATGTACGCAATATGTTTAAAAGTCTAGACGATGATATTACCGATTCCAATACAACAATTCATGGATGGTTTGCCTCTGGCGAAATACATTCTCTACATCAAATAACCTTTGCCCAACTCTTTGAAAAAGTAGTGCGCATTATTATACATCATGAACACAAAGAGGGTTTAATAGAGCGATTGCGGGAAGAATTAACCGAGGCAATGGGACTCTGTTTTACCGGCAGAATGAATCGTCTAGTCAATTCTTTATCCGGCATTGTAGAGGGAATAAAAGTTTCCTTTTCTATTGAAGAACAAATCCAACTGGAATCACAGAAGATTATTGAGCGATTAACGCAAAAGACAATAACACTGGAAAAGGCAAAGGAAGAAATGGTGGAAATATTTAATGATGAAGACATAATAAAAGATGCAGCATTAATGCGCTTGAAGGAAGACTATGTAAATGCTTTAGATGACTATTTAGACGACAACCTTTAGATAAAAGGTTGGACCAAAACCAATGTAAACATTTATGAATTGTATCATTCAAACTTAAGAATCGTTACGAGGGGGTCTGGGGCAAGTGAAACAGACTTCCGTTCCCCCTTTTTTTATCTTTTTATACATCATATGGACAAAGTTACTGAAAGCGTCAAAGCAGTTCCAACCGAATCTATGAATTTTTTCAGTTATGTCTTTAATTTTGACCATGATAATAAAATGGATATTATGAACATGTTGCAATATACGCTCTTGGCGATTATTCCAATTCTGCTCCTTTTAAAAGGCATCAAACATATTGTTCCTGAGGAAGACGAATCTAAAGGAAGTTTAGAGATATTGGCGGAAAGTGTTGGGCAAATATTAGTTATTATGATGGGCATTTGGTTTATCAATAAAATTATCAGATATATCCCGACCTATAGTGGTGAAAATTACCATAAATTTAACAATATTAATTTTATTCTGCCTTTTGTGATTATTTTAGCGACCATGCAAACAAAATTAGGTGCCAAACTGAATATTTTAATTGACCGGGTGGCAGATTTATGGCATGGCAAGACCCAAGCGCCACCGCAGCAAGGGCAAGGGCAAGGGCAAGGGGTAGTTCGCGTATCACAACCTTTTGCGGGTCAACCCCAGCAGCAACAAAACCAACCGAGTCAGGCAGATTATTTAGATAGAAACCAACTGCTGCCGTCGAATCCGTCGATGAGTTCTATGCCCGCACAGCAACAACCACAGCAACAAGGCAATACCAATTTCAATCAAATGTATCAGAATCAACCGACCCAACTGGTTAACCCGGTATTTCCCTCGGAACCCTTGGCGGCGAATGATGGTCATGGGGGGTTTACTGCTTGGTAAGGGGAACCCAGGTTCCCCTTGGACCCCTCCTTTTAAAATGGGGTTTCAAAGGGGTTTACCCCTTTAAAGGGAACCCAGGTTCCCCTTGGGTCAATAAATAGGTTAACATTTTATGTAAACCTATTATGTGTAAATTTGAATTATTATGTTTTGATACTATATTAAATATACAATATATATATTTAATATTTAATATGTGTAGACCTCCAATTTTAAAGATAATAAATAAAGAACATTTAATTGATAAAAATAATTTAATTAAAAAACAAAAAAGGGTGAGTTTTGACCTAGTACAAAAAAATGAAGAACCGAAGGCATTAACAATAAGTAATAATTCAATAATATCTTCAATGTTTGTTCTAAATGAACTTAAAAATAAATTACAAACTGCAATGACACGCATTTTGGTATTAGAGAAAGAATTAGTAGAAACAAAAGCAAGAGAAAATATATTAATATCACGTTGTGAAAATCATAATAAACTATATTTAACAAGAGATAATGGCATTGTAAATAAATATTATTTTGATAACATTTCTATAAATCATACAACATTGTGAAAAAAAACAAAAATTTACACCTTCGAACATTTAATGTGCGTGATAAATGTTACCTTTGTCACTCATTTATCGCCAAAAAGTCGGCGATTTAAATGTGCGAAGATGTAAAATAAAAAGTGTTTTTATGAAAGTTTAACTATAATTTTATAAGACTATTTACATTTTTTTGGTTAAACCTTTTTCTAAAAGGTTTATATAATAATAAAAAATGCCCCCTCTAGACATCACTAAACTTTTACATGCTTTAGACAACGAAGAAAACGAAGACATTATCAATCACGACCATGAAAAAATAAGCAAAGACAAAAATGATATTCTACAAAAACTTCAACTCTCAAGAGATGTCATTAAAAGTCTACATCAAAAATTAAAGCATTATCGCTATGTAGATTCTTTAGAAGGTATTCGTTTTGGTGCCTACATCCGATGGATTTCATTAAAAAATCCCGACCCAGAGACCATTAAATTAACCAATGGTGGGTTTATATGTAATATAGAAATTTTAAATGATGATATCTACATTACCATAAAAAACAATATGAATCGTCTATTTAAACTTAAAATGTCGGAGAATTTAATATTTCAAAAATTAATGCAGCAAGAGCAGGTGATTCTGTCGGCGATGAAATATTTGGGGGGTGCCGCTGCCCCTGGACCCTAGATTTTGCCCTAGATTTTTCTAAAATCTATGATTTTGCCCTAGATTTTTCTAAAATCTACGATTTTGCCCTAGATTTTTTTAAAATCTAAGATTTTGCCCTAGATTTTTTTAAAATCTATGATTTTGCCCTAGATTTTTTTAAAATCTACTGGCACCCGTAGTCGTAACGCCCGTCGAGTTTTAATTAATTTAGGTTTATCTTTGCTCTCCAGAAAACTAACCTTTTTTTTACACGTAAACCGATACGATTTCAAATGTTTTTTTTTCAATATGCTATTGGTACAAATCGCAATTGCACCAGATTCATTTTTCAATGTAGGGTCTATTTTTTTAATACATCTACATAATTTAGTTGCTAAAATTGTCTCGGCAGCATTTTTAATTTGTTGTGGAGATGAATTATCTGAATTAATCTTATAATAATTTAAAATTGACTTGTAGTCATTTTTAGACAACTTCATTATATATACAATGGCAAAAATAAATAATTTGTTTACATATATATTTTTATTTACATATATATTTTTATTTACATATATATTATTATTTACATATATACAAATAAACATCATCTCTTAATATAATAAAAAAATCTAATTAAATATATAAATCAAAATACTATTAACAATAGAACATGGTAGAAATAAACGGGGCGCTCATCGTGTCCATATGTATATCCCTATTGTTGGTCTTGTGTCATATATTATTTTCTTTGCGTAAAAAAATATCAATAGATAATACAACAAGACCCACTATAATGCCGGATAGTAAACCATTAAAAATAGTGGTTTTTGATTTGGACGAAACATTAGGTTGTTTTATTGAAGTTGCGATGTTTTGGGAAGCATTAGAGCGATATAATGGATATAATTTATTAGATGAACGATTCTTTGAAGTTTTAGATACTTTCCCAGAATTTTTACGACCAAAAATATTAATTATTTTGGATTATTTAAAACTTAAAAAAGAAAAAAAACAATGTGACCAAATTATGATTTACACGAATAATCAAGGTCCAAAAAGTTGGGTTAAATTAATTAGCAGTTATTTAAATAATAAACTCAACTATAAATTATTTGATAAAATAATAGCCGCCTTTAAAATAAAAGGCAAAGTAGTAGAAGTCGGCAGAACCAGTCATAATAAAAGTGTAGATGACTTGGTCAGGTGTACTAAAATACCTACCAACACTGAAATATGTTTTATAGATGACCAAAAACATCATCTCATGGTACAAGACAATGTCTATTATATCAATGTGAAACCCTACGAGTATTCCATGCCGTATGAAGAGATGGCATCTATTTATTATGAAACATTTCATGAAAAATACAATATAGTAGACACCAAGGAAGAATTTACTACTAAAATAGTCGAGTCCATGTTAAGATATACAACGTACACCACCTTTGAAAAAAATGAAGAGGAATACAACGCCGATGTTGTCGTCGGCAAACAAATGCTTATTCATTTAGAAGATTTTTTCAGAAACGGACGTTCGCAAAATACACGCAAACGGCGTAGAACTATCAGACAGGGTACCAAAAAAACACGCGCATAGTTTTGCCCTGCGTTCTATAGTTTTGCGTATTAAATGAAATAAATATAATATAGGTATTATATTTATGATGCCATAAAAAATTGAAATGCTTTTCCTAAACAAAGACATAAGCACCTAACAAAGCAAAGCGAAACCGAACCGAACCGAACGAATCGAGATTTAAAATCAAACGAAAATGTCTGCCAACCAGATGGATGTTAATGAGCGTCTGATAACAGCAGAAAACATCACCATCCATAAGGTGAGAGGTAAGTATGTGATCAGTTCCATGCCGACGGAATGGATATTTGGTCAGGAAAACACGTTGTTGGAATGCCACAAATGTATGCAGAATGCGACTTGGCGGGGTGTCTTGATCGGACCTTGTTTGGATTGCTCTGTTATCTATCAAGGCGCACCGGTGGGATTCTTCGAAAAAGAATATGCGCACGCTATGCCGGTTGGGTCGAGTGCTGCCCCTTTTGGATTCTATTCCGGGTATGGACGCGATGTGTGTCGCCAAATCGATGCGTTGATGCCAGAAGACCTACACATCCCGCCCGTGGCGTACCCTGTCAAACACGACGATGCCTACTCGTTTTATGGAATTGCCGAGTTGGGCAACTATACAGCAGACACATCCTATCTGCTGGAAAGTGTGTGGGGGCAAGACATTATCAACCGGCGGTATAACTGCGATTCGTCGGACGATGGCGATGAGCGCTGGTCCAGTATTACCAGTTTGTTGTTCACACTGGCAGAAGAGTTTGATCAACATAGCTTGCCGTTTTATAAAAAATGCGAGAAAATGGAAAAAGCGTGGACCGAATGTGTCTCGGCAAGCACGCAAGCAGAAGTGGACTCTGAAATGGCGCAAAAAAAAATCGACAAACAACAGATGCGTGATTGTCATTACTGCGGCAATATGGCAGTGACAATGTCATGTGCCGCTTGTCGGTCAGTACGCTATTGTAGCGTGGCATGCCAGCACCGCGATTGGACCAAGGGCGGTGCCTACATGTGTTCTGATGGGCAACCGAGCGACCCACACAAAGCAAATTGCGCCTATCTGACAGGGATTGGAAGAGCGCAAGCAGAATATGAAGAGATGATGCGCATTGCGATCGAACACGAAGACGAAGACGAAATCGAAGACGAAGACGAAATCGAAGTCGAAGACGAAATCGCAACAAGCGACGAGGATATCTATTCTATTGATTAGTATAGTTTTGTTTTGTATTTATAAAAAATTATAAATAAAAAATACGGGTTAAAGGGTGGAACCCTAAATAAAAAATACGGGTAGAACCCTAAATTAAAAAATAAAAATAAAAAAATAAAAAAAACCAAAAAGAATCCAACTCTTTTTTATCTTCGGATATGAATATAAGTATCTACATAGTCAAATAAAGAAGAAGACACCAACATAAAACAAGCAGCAGAAAATACGAGTCGTCTATCAAAGGCAGAATCCACTTTGACATTTTTTCTGGCAAGGAGTGGATTATAACGAATCAATAAAATAAAAATTATATAATAATTCATAATGAGTCGTAATATGTGTAGATACTCGGGTGAAAATGAAACTAACCCAGTAAAAGCAATAAAAAATAACAAATAAGATAAATACAATCCGTAAATAAAAACATTATGGTGCCAACCTTTATCTGATAATTCAAATAAATAACTAAATAGTTTGTTTATTTTATAAAGCATAGTATATTATTATATATAATAATAATAATATAAAATTGAATTAGTTTTATAATAATTTAATACATATAAATTATAAAACTAAAATGACGGATTATGAATACGTGAAATATTGCGCGACAAAAGAAACATTACGCGAAACAATCAATACATTTGGAGTTGCTATTATTCCAAATGTATTAAGTGAAGAAGAATGTAATTCCGTGGTAAGTGGAATGTGGGATTTTTTCGAACATATATCGCAATCCTGGGCAGTGCCGATTAAACGCGATAACAAAGAGTCGTGGCGAGAATTTTATAAACTTTATCCAATGCATTCTATGCTAATTCAACACTGGAATGTGGGACATGCGCAAGTGTCTTGGGATATGCGACAAAATGAAAAAATTATAGACATATTTTCACATTTTTGGAAATGTTTGCCGGAAAATTTACTTGTCTCTTTTGATGGGTTAAGTTTTAATTTACCGCCCGAAGTTACTAAACGGGGATGGAATAAACAAAATACCTGGTATCACACCGACCAAACGTATACTATAAATAAATTTACGTGTTTACAAAGTTGGGTTACGGGATTAGATGTCAATGACGGCGATGCGACGCTCTCTTTTATGGAAGGTAGCAATACATACCACAAGGAATGTGCTGATCACTATCAAATAACAGATAAGAAAAATTGGTACAAATTAAATAAAGAACAGGAACAATTTTATTTAGAAAAGGGGTGTGTGTATAAAAATATTAAATGCCCCAAAGGCAGTTTAGTGTGTTGGGATAGCAGAACCATTCATTGTGGAATTGAAGCATCTAAAACCAGAGCAATGCCCAATTTACGAGCAGTGGTATATTTATGCTATATGCCGCGCGAATTATGTAGTAAAGTTAATTTGAAAAAAAAGCAAAAAGCATTAGAAGAATTACGGACCACTAGTCACTGGCCTAGTAATCCAAAATTATTTGGAAAAAACCCACGAACGTATGGCGGAGCAATTCCTGAAATAACTAAAATTAATTCGCCAGTCCTAACTAAAATAGGTCAATTTCTGGCAGGGTTTTAAATGCTAAGAGTTCGCTTCGCTTCGCTTTACTAAGAGTTCGCTTCAGTAAGAATTTTCATAGAATTCAAAATCTTAATCAAATCCGTTTCCCACTTGCACAAAATTTTATAGACATCTTTTTCAACCGAAAATTGCTGTAAAGGTTGAAAGGGTGTCAAAAGATTATTCATATAATAGGTAATGATAGTTGCTAGAATACCAATATGACCTGTATTGTTATATTGAAATTTATAGTTTTGTAACGTATCAGAAAAACCAATATTATAGAGAATATTTTTTACTTCATCCAAAAAATCTTCGGTCAGCGGATCCGTCGATAAAAGTTTATCGAGTATCATCTTGGGTGGGGTATTTACAATAACATTTGCTTCCACCCTATCAATAATAAATCCAATGAAAGGGTCGTTGGTTAATAATTCATGTGCTTTTTTAGCAAATTCAACCATGGACGGAAATGTAGACGCATCTCTACACACATAGGAATAAATTTGAATAGGCATAGGTATACGCAAATATTGTTTCTTAAAATACATATTTACCTCAATCGTAGAAATCTCAATGTTATCTCTGTTTGCCAGAATAAATTTATAATCATTCGTACAAGACTCGGGGTAACCCAGGATTTTACCCACCGAATCATTGCCATAAATTTCCTTGCTGGTATATATTTTTTTTGCTATAACGATACCATTAATACCAAAATCAGAATGTTTTAATTCTGGATAATAATGTAAAATGCCTTTTAGAATAGTACTCGTTCTATAATCACGGGATACACATTCATTATAATCTGTGGGCAATATCATCATTGCTTCACGCAATCCATTCATAACCAGGATACAATTGGACAACTCTGCCAATCCGATAATTTCAATTTGCTCTTCCAGCGACATGTCTGCGATAGTATTATAGAATAGTAGAAAATTATATTTAAACCCTTTTTCTGTGTAAGCGAAGCAATTTAAATGTCTGTATACTATTTATAACTTTTTTGTATCCACTATACCAATCTTGGAATCAATAGTAGTTATAGTTAACTTTTCATTTTCCGAATCCATTTTCATAAAAAAGTAGATTGGATTTGCTCTAAACAGATTTTCATAGACACTATAATTTGTATTGTGAACAATAAAGTGCATACCATTGACACATATTGTACAAATAATAGACAAATCGCAATTTATAGTGTCAGGGGTTTCAATGTAAATATGAAAACTTCTACCAAATTAATACTGGACACAATCGTGGATGTCGCATTGCCATAGGTAATGTTAACATCATTTGAATGAAATATATCCAAACCAGAAATTAAATCATCCTTTAATATCAGATTTATATCATTACATCGGTTTAAAATTAAATGATTGAATTTTTTATCTACATAGATGGTCACGTTGCTGGCATCTTCTATAAAATAAGATTGTTTCTGTACGCATTTGTCGGTGCACGGCAAATGAATTTCTTTGACCTGAATGGATTGAGAAATAAAATTAATATTATTATAACATTCTAACCACGACTCGTATATATTTTTTTAAATGTCTTCCATAGTTATACGTAGATTAGGTAATTAAAAACACCGAAATTTTTATTCCGCCGCTTTCGCCGTGGAACAAGTTCAAAAGCGTGGCAAAACCCGCTTTTGAAAAAAGCATAGCAAAACCGATGTAATATTTATCGTAAAATTTTTGGTCCAACCTTTTCTTAAAAGGTTGTTTTTTGGTCCAACCTTTTCTTAAAAGGTTGTTTTTTGGTCCAACCTTTTCTCAAAAGGTTGTTTTTTGGTTCAACCTTTTAAACTTGTTTCACGGCGAAAGGTTGGTTTTATATATATCAAGAGTCCGCGCACTCGCATCTGTCGCCTCTACAAAACGCGGCATCCAATAATACGGCACCACCTGTTCGCAATCAGGATATGCCGCCACAAAGATAGATTTATAATAGTACTGCTCGTTGGTGAGTCCCTTGCGATCTATAGTTTTGCGCAAAGTTATAGAACCCGTGGAGAGGCGGTCCCTTATCACCTCATACCACGATTTATTTGTCCCGCTCACCCCATCGCTAAATGCCTCCTTGCGCCGCCAGAGTATATTTTCTGGCAAAAGTGTCGGGTCCAACTTGGAAAATGTTTTACGCAACAAAAACTTTTCAACACATTCGCGATTGTTTTTCTGTCGAGGATTACGAATGTTTGCCGGTATACTTAAATAAAACGAAACCCATTCTCGATCTAGGAAAGGCGTCCGCGGTTCCAATCCATGGGACGAGATACATTTGTCTGACCGCAGCACATCAAACGCATGAATATCGGTCAACAGACGTTTGCACTCCCTATCAAATTCCATGTCATTCGGCACGGCGTGAAAATACAAATACCCGCCGGTCAATTCATCACTGCCGTCGCCATTAAAGATAACTTTGGCATCGCTATGTGCCGCAATGTATTTGCCGATGAGATAATTGCCCACACTCGCACGGATGGTCGTCGTATCGTAACTTTCAACTGCTCTAATCACTTCTGGTATAGCATTGAAAAATTCATCTTCGGTGACAATAATCGAGGTGTGATTCGTGCCTAAATAGGCGGCCACGTGTTCGGCATGCTTTAAATCTTCCGATCCTGCCATGCCAATGCTGTAGGTTTCCAGGATACCCGTGTAATAGCGTTTAACCAGAGCGGTAATAAGACTACTATCGAGACCACCTGAAAGTAGACAGGCAATCGGTCGTTCGGTCGTGCCGATGACACGTTTTTTCACCGCATTGTTAAGCAATTCCCAGAGTTTATAATGTATAACCTCCTGTGTGGGGCGCAAATTACTAGTATTAAACTGAAAAGCAGTGTATTTAGTTAGCAATTCCGCTTGCGGTCGGAAGAATATCTCTTGTGAATCCATAGTAAATGTCTGATACGTCCCCGGTTTAAAATGATTTATATCATACTTTTTCCCAGGAGTAGACAAAGGAGTCAACACTTTTAGTTCCGATGCGAACGCGTACATACGCGAACCCATACCCGTGCCCGTGCTCGTGCTCGTGTACAAGGGTCGCACCCCATACGGATCCCGTGCCACATGAACCATCGGATTCTCCAGATTTCTATTGTCAAACAGGACAAAAGCAAAGACCCCGTCCAACAAATTAAGTGTATATTCAATCCCATACAAGATATACAGATGAAGGATGACTTCGCAATCGGAACTGGTGGTGGGTGTAATACCGCAATTTGCATACAATTCTTTATAATTGTAAATTTCACCATTACAAATCAATGCCACATTGTCAATGATGAAAGGTTGGTTGGATGCTTCATTTAATCCATTAATGGCGAGGCGATGAAACCCCATGATTTGTTGTTTATAAATGGTCTGATAAAAGGAACCCTCCGGTCCTCGCTTCTTACCCAGTTCAAAACTTTCTTTGAGTTGTTTTTCATCAGCATCATTGTTTAGGACTGCTAGTATTCCACACATTTTCTACATAGTAATGGTATTTAGACTTTATTAGGTTTACTTAATTATTTATTATTTATTATTTATTATTTATTAATTTTTTTTATATATTATTTAATAATTATTTTATATTATAAATAAATATTTATATATATATAATCAATACAATGATGTCCTACATTTGTGCTGACACTAGAAATATTGAAATAAATTCCAGAATATATGCCAGAAATATTCCTTCGCAAATGTTACAGGCACAATTTAGTCATCGCCCAGTAGCCACAAAATATGATCATATGTCTATAATTGATAGGCGAGCAATTCCTACAGTGCCGATTATCCAACAACCCACTTATAATACGACACAAACCTTTAACCCGGGTAACGATGAGGGTCCGTGGAGCGGTTATGCTGCAAAAATTAATGATGAATCCAAGATGAAAAATATGTTTTTTGCTCATCAGGCATGCGCACAAGGCACCTATATTCCGGATTCGACGAGTGATATGTACCAGGTACATGTGCAAGGGCAAGGGCAACAGGTAGCACAACCTTTCCCCGATTTATTTGCTACCCCCGAATTAGATTTTTTTAATCCTAATACGCATGGCATTGGCACGCATTTTTTTGATAATTGTACACGACAACAAATTAAAAGTTTACCAAAAGGGGGGCAGTGCCCCCCTTGAACCCCTCCTTAAAGGGGGACCAGGTTCCCTCTTGAACCCTCCTTGAAGGAGAACCCAGGTTCCCCTTAGACCCCCTCCTTGAAGGGGACAATGCCCAATTGCCGAATAATATAATATAATTTATATAAATTTATAGTATATTATATGACCACAGAAATAGTAGAAAAAGATGAATTAAGTACGATTGAAAATTCTTCTATTTTAGAATATTTAACCAATCCCGCCTATTATAGTATTATAGCAAAATCCAAACCCAAAGCAGAAACTATATTAAATAAAGAAGATGCCCGTTTTTATAGAAAGCGCATTATAGCATTAACGAAAGAAATGTTGAAAAGTAGTGACCTAGCACCGACTAAAGGAATAAACGAAGCGTTTGACATGTATGTAAATATGCTTATTAAATATTTTAAAATAGTAGACAAAACCGATATTATACAAGACCAGTATGATAAAGATGAAGAAGTAGAAGAAGACGAATTAAGTAATTTACAAGAGCAAATGAATACACAAGTTGATATGGACATTGCCCATATCTTACGGGGCAGCGGACCCACCCCCACTTTAAATAATTTTGTCGTAGCAACTACAACTCAGCAGGAAACACGTGTTATTCCTATCAAATTAGAAGTAGATTTAAAATCGCCTTCGTTAAAAACCAAAGGTATTAAGCCAAAAAAAATTAAAAAACTTTGACTAAAAGATAATCTTAATAAATAGTAGTATAAATAGATGCCTACAAAACGCATAAGCAGTACTAAACGTAGAAAAACTAGTAAAAATACTAAAAATGCCAAATTCGTAAAATCCAGTTGTGCCCCCACGTCAGAGAAAAAAGATTATACCTGCTATAGCGACACTGCTCTCACAAAAATGAAAAACTTATGGAACGCCCGGCACCCCGACACCAAAATAGATTCCGATGACCCGCGTGAAATATGGAAACATCTTAAAACCAATTTACAAGAAGTCTGTGATAGTGAAAATTGTTGGTTGAAACAGGGATTTATTGCCAACAATCTGGATAGCGAACTGACCTCGTATACCTTTGCCCCGAATTCACCGAAAAGTTGGTCGAAAAATAAAAATGAATGGTTGTCCAGTGTCGATATTGAAAAGGTGATGAAACAATTTGAAAAGAAATATAAATGTTTCGAATTTATCGGACCCTCGCCGATTGATTTTGATGCCCATATGCTGTATAACGAATGTGTCTGGGAAGAGTTGTGTCATTTTGATTTAAAAACCCTACTCAGCAAAGGCAAAAATAAAATCGGTATTATTTTCAATACCGATCCGCATTATAAAAACGGGTCACATTGGATTTCGCTTTTTATCCATGTTAAAAAAGGATATATATTCTACTTTGATAGCAATGGCAATGAAGTGCCCAAAGAAATAAAGATATTGGTAGATCGAGTGCTAGGGCAGGCGAAAGCATTAAATATTCCATTGGCATTTGACCAAAATTATCCGATGGAACACCAGTATAGCAATACCGAATGTGGCATGTATTCTTTATATTTTATCATTCAACTCTTAAGAGAAACCCACGCTATTGATTTTTTTAAAAATCATAGAATAAAAGATAAAGATATGGAAACGTTACGGGGCGAGTATTTTAATATAAGTCATTGATAAAATAAAATAATAATATAAATATAAATTTATATTATTTACACCATTATAATATAAATATAAATTTATATTATTTTATTAATAATAACATTATAAATGAGTTCTTCTACATTAATCAACGAGTTTCAATCTATAAAAAATAAAGCAGTGGTATGGAAATTTATGATGGAAAATAATTTTTTTGAAGGTATTGATATTAATTTTTCAAATGATATTAAAGTTTATTTTGAAAAAAGAATTCAGCAAATCTCTACGGCGATAGCACCCACCGATTCCCTCGTCATTCTCAACAAACAAGTCCTTTCTGAAATGATGACGAATAATTTAAAATATAAAGGCAAGCAGGCACAAGCGCAGCAGGCACAAGCGCAGCAAGCACAACAGCATCAGTCACCACCTTTGATAACCACCGGGGACATCACCGAACAACGGCAAAAAGTATTTAATAAAGTATTGGAAAATAAACAATCGGAATTTAATAGTCTGATGAACAGCAATATACCAGATAAGATTGATTTTTCGGATAACGCCGATAAACCCATTGGTTCAGAAATGGATAAAATGATTGCAGAAACCATTGCTTGGCGAGAAAAAGAACTTAAGATAGTACTACAAACCCAAGATCAGACCGAAGCATCCAAATGGATTAATCGGGATCAGACAACAACACCGAAAAATAATATAAATAATAATAATAATAATAATAATATAAAAACCAAAAATCTAAAAATAGGTTCACCCACCACCTTGGATAATATAGTAGAGTTAAAGAAAAACTCTCAAGAGAAAAAAGTTAGTTTTAATTTTATGGATATGGATACGGATAAGGATACGAATAAGGATACGAATACGAATAAGGATACGAATACGAATACGAATACAGACACTAGCAATTTTTTATCCATGTTAAAAACAACCAATGATAATGTAAATTATAATGATAATGTAAATAATAATAATAATCAAGAAATCAAAGATATTAAATTAATTCTAGACGAAGTAGTCGCAACTCAAAAATTAATACTATCTCTACTACAAAAAATTGATACAAATAATTTACAACAACAACAACAACAACAACAATAACAACAATAACAATACAATGTACAATACCAATGAAATGTCACACATGTACAAGCACAACACTCACATGATTCAGTCGCTAGACCATATTCTCCATATTATGTTTGGATTATTTATATACAATTTACTATCTTATTTATGTGTCGTATTGTTTGGCGGATTAAACTGGAAAGTTCTCATCCTTAAAATTAACATTAATATCATGACGATGATGATATTAATCTATAAAATTTATTATATTATAATGTATGAAAACAAAAATATGTAATTATATGGTATATGGTTTATTATATTTTATATAATATTATTATATTCGCTCAAATCGTGTTGTTGCACCAGTAATAATTAACTTGCCCACTTGTATAGGTTGTCCGCGCAAATAACTATCCAAATCATATACGTCACCCGTTGCCTTGTTCAGTGCGTATTTAATCCCATCCAACTCCATATCAAATGCTTTCCAGGTAATGGTTGCTTTATTTTTATCGGAAATCACATCCGATTCTTCTTCTGCCATCGACGGGTAATAGGAAAATTTGGAAGAGTTGACTTTACCGAATGAAAAACATTGCAGTTGTTCTTTCGCCCCCACTTTGGAATGTAAGGCACAATCAAACGACGCTTCTTTCACCGCCAGTAATATTTTATTGGTAATGTCTTCTTTAATCGTCGCAATTTCATAAAGTGCCTGGTCTGTGGTAATCGGCGTCGCATTGTCGATTTTACTTTTATCTTGGCGCATCTCAATAAATTCATCGCCTTTTAATTGTTCTTTTGAAAATACCATTAAATATAAAAATACTTCTACTGTTCGCAATTCTTCGGGTAAATCCTGGTGACTACAAATACGCTGTGCCCGCCCAACAACTTGCTCTATTCGCACCGGGTGCCAGTAGGGTTCGGTTATATGCACATACCGCACATTTTTCAAATTAATACCTTCTGCCCCTGACGAGGTTATCATGAGTACTTTAATTATATCGCCATACATGTTGTTGTCCGCAATCGCCTGTAATTTAGTAGAAATCGTATCCGGTATATATTTCCACGCTCCATTAAATACATTGCGAATAATTTCTTTTTCTTCGGCAGTTTCCGTGCCGGTATAAAGGGCAAATTTCGGTTTGGGCATATCCTCGGCAGATATAGCGAGTTGCCACACTTCACCGATTTTTTTAATTTTAAAATGGGCAAACCCATTCGCTTCCAAGATGAGTTTTAAAATACCAATACCTTCTAGAGTGCGAAATTGACTATAGATTAAATGTAATCCTTTATAATTTTCGTCTTTTACATTTTCCAATATATTTAAAAATTTGGGACTATAGGTTTGGAGAGCATCGGGTGTCAGATACTCTTTTTTGCCTGCCTCCAAAGCGGCAAGGGCAGCATTTATTCTGTCTTGATAGGAATGCAATGTGCCGAAGGCATCCGCGCTTGCGCCTTCGGTGTCGGCGCTTGTGCTTTTGACTGCGCCTTCGCTTATGTCATCTGCCTCATACAACCCATCTACATTTTCCAACTTTTCATCCGCACTTTTGGCGTCGAGTATATCCTCATCAATAGATTCTTCCAAGATGGCGGTTTCCAAGGTTTCGTCGCCCTTGGGCATCGGGCGGCGGATTGCCGGGCGGGGAAAGACAAAATTACAAAACGAACGAGAGAAAATACGATAGGTCGATGCTGAATCGTCGAATAGTTCTGTACCCGTCTGTTTTTTCTTTTTCTTAGCGTTTTGTCGTTCCAATTCCCGCTCGGCAACGCGTGCTTCAGCATAAACCGCCATCTGAAAATTACTCATCTCGATTTTAACCACGTGAAAATCACTACTTTTTTCAAATCGCGGCATCAGACTTTCTTGGGCGCTTCTAAAATAAGATGGCAATCCCAAAATTCGCCGTTTAAATAAATTCATATTTTTAACTTCGTTTTTAGAATCAATAAAATAGTTTTTAAAGTCGTCCAAGTTATCCGGCAGACATTTGTACAACTCTACCCGAATACCACTCGGCACCACTTTAATATTATTTTTTTCCAATAATTTAACCACTATTTTAACAAAGGTGTCATCATCCATAGCACCGCGCTCGTTAAGCAGTACACCATCATGCGCATAATTTTTGGTTTTATTGATGAATCCAAACGGATTACGGGTTATGACCAGTGTCGTAGAAGTCGGTTTATACTCTATAAAATCCAAAACATTGCCACCCAAGATGGTGGATTTAAAGAGATCGGTGAAAAATTCTTGGGATACTTTCTTGGCGGCGCCCGCACCTGCGCCTTCGTCACGCACATTTAATTTAAAATACCAGGTCTTGATTTTCCCGCGTAAAATATTAAATAAGACTGCGATTTCATTCGGGTAATTGATAATAGGCGTACCGGTCAACAGCACTATTTTCGCATTTTGAGCGTTCATCAAATACTCATACATCATGCCAGATAATGTTTCCTTTTTCGTCAGTTTATTCACAATACGACTCACAAAATTATGCGCTTCATCAATAATGACCACGCAATTATCAAACATATTTTTGGTATAATTGTTGGTGAGTGCTGCGAGATGTGATTTACGTAGACCATTATAGTTAATAAATTTATATTTATAGCGTATCATTTCATTGAGTTGATTGTCCAGACTGATTTTTTGTTCGGCGGTCATGTCATCAAAATTAGTGGGTTTAGTAATATTCGATAACCAGACTCCGCCATTTTTTCTGATGTATTCTACGGAGAGTGAAAGGATATTGGATAAGGTATTCATTAATTCAGGATTTTCATCAACACTTATAAATTCCCAAAACTGATTTTTCCGATATAAACTATCGCCACATTTTTTCAACTCTTGAATATAATTCATACGCAATGATGCAGGAGTCATCACAATGATTTGCTTACCAGATTTCATACCTTCTGCAATCGCAATGGAAGAACAGGTTTTACCAGATCCCAGTCCATGATACAATAAAACACCACGATAAGGGGTTATTAAATTAAGATAGTCGCGAACAATTTTCTGATGGGTCATTAATGACAAGGGGGCATTTTCGTCATAATTACAGGTGGCATTTTCGGATTCGGTCAACAATTCTTTTTTATATTTGCTAAAGAGGGATGACATGAAATTGGTAAATATTTCCCGATTATTCATATAGTAGGAAGAAGCACTGATTAAAATAGGCGGGGGTTTTTTATCTAACCCTAGACGCTCTTCAATTGTGGTGTCGCCTATTTTCACCATGGATAAGGGTACTTCTTCAATAACACCGATGGGAACTTTTGTTTTGCGTTTAACCACCTTTTTACCTTTGATTATTTCTGTTGGTTCTTCTGTTGGGATCGTTTCACTTACTGCGGTTGCTTCGCTAACGCTTGCTGGTCCCGCTTCGCTTGCGCTAACGCTTCCTGGTCCTGCTGTTGCTTCGCTAACGCTTGCGCTTTCTTCAATTATTTTTAATGGTGCTTTTTTAAGTACAACTTTCTTCACAGGTTTTTTAATTGTTAATATAGTTTCTTCAACACTGGCAGAAGGTGCCGAAGGCACAAACTCGGGTGCCTTCGGCACTGCACCTTTTTTCTCCGTCAAAGCACCTAAAAAAGCGACGCGGTCAAAATTCGCAGTTTTGGTTTTATCTACGATTTGAGTTTCAATAACGATATCTTCTTTTGTTTTAGCAAGAGGAATAAGTAATTCAACTTTTTCTAATACAGCGGGTTGTTTTTTAATTTTTAACTGGGCTAAAAGAGCAGCTGACATATCTATATTCTATATAGTGAATATATAAATTTATAGTTGACTAAACTAAAGGGGTAAACCCCTTTAAAGGGGTAACCCCCTTTGAAACCCCATTAAAGGGGTAAACCCCTTTGAAACCCCATTAAAGGGGTAAACCCCTTTGAAACCCCATTAAAGGGGTAAACCCCTTTGAAACCCCATTGAAACCACTTTGAAATCCCGTTAAAGGGGTAAACCCCTTTGAAACCCCGTTAAAGGGGTAAATCCCTTTGAAACCCCACTGAAACCCCTTTGAAACCCCTTTGAAACCCCTTTGAAACCCCTTTGAAACCACTTTGAAACCCCTTTTACCCCCCTTTCAACCCCCATTCACGGAGGGGTTCAAGGGGAACCTGGGTTCCCCTTATAACATATTAATAGCAATCTCACACGCAATCTGCTCTGCCTTTTTCTTTATCTTGTGCGTACCGCTCCCTAAGAATATAAATACACTTTCTTGTTTCAGCAAGGCCTCTTGTATTTTAGCAAAAGATCCATATAAACCAAAAGGTTTCGCCTCGGATAAATTCATCTGATGAATGGGTTTGCCAATACACAAAAACACCCCCATTTCATAACCATTATCCATATTATGCGAAATCTCCAAATAATCCGGTGTGATTTTAAATTCCTTCTGAACTTTCACCTGTAAAATGTTCTTATAATTATCATCCGTATTGATAAGTTTAATCCAGTCCACGTGCTGTTCAAAGACATTTTCTACAAATTTTTGCGCCATTTGAAACCCGGGACCCGTGACAAAGACATCTTTAAACCACCCGTGTTCATCTGTCACTTGTATTTTATTAAAATCTAAAAACAACGCCCCAATAAATGCTTCAAACAAACATCCGAGTTTTTTCAGATTGGTACGGGTCTTCTTTTCCTCGGCATATTTAGACAAAATCAACCATTTGTTAATCTGCATGTCATAGGCAAGTTTGCCAATATGTTCATTCTTGACGACGGCGATTTTTTTCTCTGTCATAAATCCTTCATCTGCTTTAGGAAAACGCCGATACAAATAATATTTCGTAATCAATTCCAAGACTCCGTCCCCAATAAATTCTAGGCGTTCATTGGACTTGGTTTTCAAATCGATACAATCGGTAGGTTTAGGCATAATAACAATATTATTGGCGGCGTTTTCAATAGCAGGGCGTTTGACATATGAACTATGCACAAATGCCCGTTTATACAATTCAATATTATGCACACGTGCGGTAATTCCATACTTATTAAGAATAGATTGAACTTCATTCAATGTAATCTCTTTATTTTCTGGATTAAAAGGGTTAAAAATCAACTGGTCGCCATTTTTAATAACATCGCCATCTTGGAGTATGGATTTATTAATATCCGCGTTATCGGTCATAGACACTGACATCTTGTTATTTCAATATATATACTTTTAAAATATATATTTAAGCAGTATTCGCTATATTTATAGTTAGTATCTAAAATAAATATAAACTAAAAAATAAATAAAAATATAGGCGTATAGTATAAAATGGTTTTAATGAACTCGAGTAAAAAGGCGCGCTATTCAGCATCGTTAATCAATAGACCGCAGGGCGGTGGACCCAAGAAGGAGGGCAAGGTGACGAGCACGGGTCACCCGGCGAATCTGTTATGGCGGTTGTATAGAAACAGTCCGGCACCTAATTTTTTCCCGATTATTAAGTACGGCAGCACAGTGAAGGGTCGCGTTGGAGCAGTGGCACCCTTCTACTAAGCATAAGATTTAGATTTATGCAATATATATTAACAAAAAATGATTTAATAAGTATTTTATACATACATTAATGCTTATTAAAGTAGATTACCGCGATGCCGACCTATATGCTAAATGTGCTGACCTCCTAGCAACAAATGTAGAAAAATATGCCAGTTGTATTGAAATAATAAAAGAAAACATACCTTTAGGCGATGTGATCATATATGATGGCACTGGCACTGGCAATTGCACTGGCAAAGAAAAAATAATTATTGAACGAAAAAGTCTTGCCGATTTAGCGTCCAGTATTCGGGACGGGCGGTATGCTGAGCAAAGTTTTCGTCTCAATGAAAGTTCACTACATAACCATACCATTTATTATGCGATTGAAGGCGATTTGAGAACCTACAAACCCTTTCAGGGCAAAGGTGTGGTCGATAAAAAAGCACTGCTCTCATCAATGGTATCAATGTCTTATTTTAAAGGGTTTTCAGTACATCGCACGATTAACATTGATGAGACCGCGGAATGGATTGTGCAATTTGCTTATAAACTTCATAAAGAAGGTGTGGATGCTAAATGTTATTATGTGCAGGCGCAGCAACAGGAGCAGACGCAGTTGCCAACGCAAGAGTATGCCGAAGTGTGTAAAAATAATCGTATTAAAAAAAATAACATCACACCCGACAATATTGGGGCGATTATGCTGTCACAAATTCCAAATGTCAGTAGTGGCACTGCTACTACTATCATTGAAAAATTTGGCAACATTACGTTGCTTATAAAAGCATTGAATGAAAGCACCACCGCATTGGATGGTATTTCCAGCACAACTAAAAATGGACAAAGTAGAAAAATTAGCAAGACGAGTATAGCAAATATTTATACCTACTTAGTGCCTGTTGGTGCTGCTCTGCTTGCGCCTGTGCCTACTACTATAATAAATACAAACTAGAAAAAATTATATATTATATTATATAAAATATATAATGGAATTAGATAATATATATAAATATTTAGGATTAGCAGTAATTATACTTGTGGTAGTGTATGTTGTCATGAGATCACTGACGTTTCAGGCAAGATTAATTGAAGGTATGAAATCAAAAGATAAAGAAGAAGAAACAACCACCGATAAAGATAAAATACCAGATGCCATTAAATCTAAAACCAATAGAATATTAGATAGTTTATTGATAGATAAATATAGATCCTCCTACGACGATACCATTATTGAAATGGAAGAATATATAAATGTAGCGATATTAAAATCTATTATAGATTATCATGCAATACTAACATCGGATAACGGTAAACCTGAAGAAGCTATGGCAATTATGACTATTTTAAATAATTTTCAAGCATTTAAAGCAACACTAAACGATTCGATGAAATATTTAGATGGAATAAAAAGTTCTAATTCTGGAAAATCGGGCAAGTTTTTTTAGTCAATTAATTCATCCAAGTATAGTAATACTTTTTATATTTTATTGTTTCATCTACTCAAATTTAATATCAATATATTCTGCCAGTTTTTTATCTACTAACCATTTATTCACATAAATTTCTCCACAATAGACATCCGCATACAATACGCCTCTGCCATAATTTTCAATATTTTTTAATTCAACAATATTGCTACAAATAAGCGGAATTAACGCATCCATCGCTCTAGTATCTTGATTGGATTCAAAATCACCAAACGTTTTAAACAAATAACGATCTTCTTTATCTACATGCTTTAGTTTGATTGGAAAGCGGTGAACCAGTGAGTCGTTATTTGGAAATCGGGCAGCCACCACAATAGTATAATTTTGCCGTACATCGGTCACCTTGGCATACCTAATTTGCGGAATGTAATAGGGTATAGAATCATAATTCATGATGTATTTTAAATATGTTTTTCCATCCAGATCCACCATATCAATTGCTGGGTCAGATGGTAATGCTATCGATTGATTTTCTTTGTTGTTTTTATTTTTACAACAGGACAATAATCCACCCATTTTTGTAATATATGTATTACTTTTAATACTTACAATAAAAGTATTCAATTTTATTGTAATTATATAGCAACTATATGTTCTCTTATTTTAGTAGTTATTTTTTCACCACCACTTTCAGATGGTTCTATTTTAAATGTTAAATCACTGGGTTGAGATAGTGCCGATTTGACATCTACTATTCCACTGACAACATGATAAAAATCATTATAATAATAATTATTTAGTAGTTGATTCCAGACATCAATCATTGGGTTAAGTTTGGCGTACTCAACATCATAGGTATGATATATATTTAATAAAAATAATTTAGAGTTGGGCAGTTTCGTTTTAATGGCATCTATTAAATTTTTATACTTTTCAAAAATAGAATTAACTTCGTTGGTCGTTATGGCAGGGTTTTTTATAATATTATTCCCACCCACAGAAAGAAATATGATGTCGCTGCTATCGCTATGTAAATGCGTCAATTGCGTATACACGTCTGCTATTTGCGCTTCTTCGCGCGCATAATTAACTATCGTTTTATTCGATCCGACTTGTTTTCTTAATAGGTCGTCTACGGCGAAACCTGGTTTAACATAGGAATTATTTTTCAACATACTATCGCCGAGTAAAACAATAGTATTCTTTGATGTTCCCACAAAAGGTTCAATAGTATTATAACGAATACTATTACCAATACTATTACCAATACTACTATTAAATAGTATTATACATAACAAACCTATAATAAGTAATAGTTGTTTCATATAATAATAAAGTATTTTTTATATACGTTTTTTTTGTAAAACAAAAATGTTTATCCGTTCATTATTGATTACATATTCGCAAATAATAACATGCGTAATTAATTTCTACCTGTTTTGTGTATATTAATAATTCTACCAATAAAAATAACTGAAAATATAAATCCGATTGCAATATGTGATAAAACTATAATACGCGACAGATTTGATTGTGGAATTACTCCTGAACTCATTGAAAAAAATAAATTATTTGAAAAGTAAAAGAAATCACCAAATGTTATTTTTTTTTCCTTATCATCTGTAAAAAAATTTTTAAAATGAATATCATTATTTTTATACAAATAAAAATAAATAGATGAATATATAATATTAATAACAATACAACATAATATAACTTCTATTATCAGACGAGATGGAATATTTAATATTTGTGCTAAATACATAATTATATATTATATCATGATATAGAAAAATATAGTGTTAATATAAAAATATATTTTTATGCAATAAAATAAGTGAGAATGTAGGGTCGTATTTCAAAAGTAGTTTTTTTTTGCGATACTTTTTCCAAAAGTAGTTTTTTTTGCGATACTTTTTCCAAAAGCAGTTTTTTTTGCGATACTTTTTCCAAAAGCAGTTTTTTGCGATACTTTTTCCCAAAAAGTATATTAGGCAATCGCAATTGCCACCTCATTCTCTTTATATACACCTTTATCAATAAGCGATTGTGTATACGCTGCTCCACCCCAGTTAGGATCCATAGGGTTAGGACTAACACCACCTTTGTTTTCATTATACATTTTATCCAACGGCGTATCTAGTCCAATATATTGATCTTGCGGGTCAAATCCTGGATAACTATTGACATTGTAGGGTTTATCATCATGCGACGCATCTAGTAATAAAGATGGATCTGAATTACTTAAATAAGCATCAGGTAATCCACCCTGTAAATCAGTTGGACTATGACGTGCTTTAAAGACGCGTTTGCCCTGAGTATCGTATACTTCTTGTACGTATAAAATAGGACAGAGCATGCCTTGACTGCGTTGCCATTCGGTGAATTCTACATATTCCTCTAAATTACTAAATTTTAAGGGATTGACGCCAGGCACTTCTGCCAATTTAGTATTGTGTAGAAAAAACTCACTCCCTTTTTGTATTAAAACATTTGGACATCTATACTCCAGACTAGTATTTTGTTCAAATCCTTCTACTGAACCATATCTAGAGACATAATATAACCCTAATAGAAATACAATAACTATGATGATTAATTTTTTATTTGCAAAAAGGTGTTTAAGCATTATATATATAATACTTTTTAAAAAAAAGTATCGCAAAAAAGGGGTAAACCCCTTTGAAACCCCACTAAAAGGGTAACCCCCCTTTGAAACCTCTTTAAAGGGGTAAACCCCTTTGAAACCCCACTAAAGGGGTAAACCCCTTTGAAATCCCACTAAAGGGGTAAACCCATTTGAAACCCCACTAAAGGGGTAAACCCCTTTGAACCCCCCTCTTGGCAAAATTAAACGAGGGATACATGGGTTTCCTTTTAAGGAGGGGTACCTGGATTCACTTTTAAGGAGGGGTTCAAGGGGGAACCTTGGTTCCCTGGATTCACTTTTAAGGAGGGGTTCAAGGGGGAACCTTGGTTCCCTGGATTCACTTTTAAGGAGGGGTTCAAGGGGAACCTTGGTTCCCTGGATTCACTTTTAAGGAGGGGTTCAAGGGGGAACCTTGGTTCCCTGGATTCACTTTTAAGGAGGGGTCCAAGGGGAACCTTGGTTCCCCTTTTGTAAAAAATATTAGTATATTATATATATAAATGAAATTTATCAGCATCACACCCGAAAATGTTTCAGACTATGTGACTATTGTAGAGAAACAACGCATGCCAGCATTTATTAAACTATATAGTCCGGATTGTGGTCATTGTATTGCTATGCAATCCGACTGGAACCAACTAAAGAATAATGATGATTTGAAAAAACTTAATATTGCCATTATTGAAGTGCGTAACGATGCATTAGGAAAAATTACACACCCAACGACCGCAAATGTGAGTGGATTTCCAACCATGCGTCTGGTTGTAAATGGTAAAATTAAAAAAGAATACGATGGTGGGCGTATGACCAATGACATGGTTAATTTTATTAAAGAAAACTTTGGTAATGTACAAAAGGGTGGTTATAAAAGAAGCAAAAGCAAAAGAAGCAAAAGCAAAAGCATACGCAGAAAAAGGAAAAGCAGAAAAAGCATATGCATTAGAAAAAGCATACGCAGTAGTAGAAGAAGCATCCGCATCAACAGAAAATAGGTTGTTATTATACCATTTTCATGATGACAAATGGTATCAACATCGGAACTGCTCCCCAAAATGCCAACCAAAAGTAATTAAGATGGCGATAATAACCTTGTAGACTTTTACACCATTGTCTTGCAAGTCCATAAACAACTAAATACTGCATCGCCTATAAATTAAATCCTGTTAAACAAGCAACACTGATTAATTTTGCTTTATCCATCATTATATAAAAAATAAATAAAAATCTCTTTTTTTTTGGTTTTTTATTTATTATTAAATTGAAAGTTTAAATGTAAAGGTTAATACTATACTAAAACGGAACAAACAAAATGGACGATTCTTTCAGATTATTGACGTTCAACGCCTATGATGATGTTAAACAAAATGACACGTCAGACGATGCGGACCGCATGGGTATTGACAAAACCACCAAAGAGTTTACCATTCAAATGTTTGGCATTAATGAAAAAGGCAAAACTGCCTCTATTTTTGTGGAGGGGTATAATCCCTTCTTTTATGCCAAGGTCGGCGACGACTGGAATGAAGAAATAAAGTGTGATTTTATTGAACAACTTCGTGGCGACTTGGGTCAATACCATGAAGATGCGGTTGTCAGTGCTAAACTGGTTAAACAAAAGAAATTGTATGGGTTTGATGCGGGCAAGTTACATACCTTTGTATTAATCAAATTTATAAATGAAACTGCCATGAAGAAAGCAAAAAAATTATGGTATACGTCGTCAACGTGTAAAAAAACCAATGTCTATAGTAAACAACTGAAACCGAATGGGTATATGTTTGGCAAATATGGAACAATTCTGTATGAAGCGCAGATCCCGCCACTTCTTCGACTCTTTCATATTAAAGAAATAAGTCCATCGGGGTGGATCACCCTGCCGCGTTCCAAAACCCTGAAACATAAAAAGCACAGCACCACCTGTGATTATGAATTTACTATAAATTATAAACACATTATTCCACTGCCAAAAAAAGAGACAATAGTACCTTATAAGATTTGTAGTTTTGATATTGAAGCCAGTAGCAGTCACGGGGACTTTCCGCTGGCAGTGAAAAACTATAAAAAGTTAGCCACCAATATTGTTGATTTATGTGATGACGTGGAAACAAATTGTACCGATGAATTTATAAAAAATATTATCATGACCGCGTTTGAGTATAATGAGCGACCCATAGATGATGTGGATATTGTATACCCGATCCATTCTATTACGCAAGAAATGTTGGAATCTCTATTTGTCCGTTGGATTAAAATATGTCCGGCAACCTATAAGAAAAATGACATGATGGATGATATGGATGTTGATGATATTGCGAGTGAAGATGAAGAAGACACTGAATGCACCGAAAGCAACATAGAAGAGGGTGCGCACAGCAATGAATTGGTGTGTTCCGAGGAAACACTGGGGTTTAATTGGCGCACCTTTAAATCCAAGATCAAAGCCTATAAAAAGAAAGGCAGCATTATAGATTTACTTTTGGATAAAGATGAAGTCCGTGAAACCAAAATTCTAGAATTGACCAAAACGCTTACTGCGAATTTTCCCAAATTAAAAGGCGATAATGTCACCTTTATCGGTTCAACCTTTGTCCGGTATGGCGAAGCGAAACCCTATCTCAATCATTGTATTGCGCGCGACACGTGTGACGACCTACCCCAAATAGAAAATTCCAAGATTGAAAGTTATAAAACAGAAAAGGAAGTCTTGCTCGCCTGGACAAAATTAATACAAAAAGAAAATCCAGATGTGATTATCGGGTATAACATTTTCGGTTTTGACTACCAGTTTATGTTTTTGCGCGCCAAAGAACTCGGGTGCGAACACAAGTTTCTAGAACTTTCCAGAAATAAAAATGAAGTCTGTATCAACCGCGATTGGCGGACCAAAAAAGAAGGTCTAGAAAAAAGCAAGATTGTCTTGGCAAGTGGCGAATACAATTTAAGAATTATTAAAATAACCGGACGTCTGCAAGTCGATTTATTAAATTATTTCCGTCGTGAATATCAATTAAACCAATATAAACTGGATTATGTTGCCGGGTATTTTATCGGTGATGGTGTCACTAAATTAGAGCATACTCTCGACGGCAATACCAAGATATATTCTAAAAATTTGACCGGACTAGAGAATGGCAGTTTTATAAGTTTTGAAGAAGAAGCTCATTCCATCGATTATTACAAAGAGGGGAAAAAGTTCGAAGTCTATGCGGTCGACACCAAAGAGAAATGCTTTATGATAAGCGGTATAGAACAACCCGACATGAAAAAGAAAGTGCGATGGGGACTCGCCAAAGACGATTTGACACCGCAAGATATATTTCGCATGACCAAACAAGGGTCGAAAGAGCGCTCCGTTGTCGCCAAATATTGTTTACAAGATTGTAACCTGGTACATCATCTCATGCGGAAAATAGACGTCATGACCGGGTTTATTGAAATGTCGAATTTATGCAGTGTGCCACTCGAATTTCTGGTGATGCGAGGTCAAGGCATCAAACTCACCAGTTATATCGCCAAAAAATGCCGAGAAAAAGGCACACTGATGCCGGTCAATGATAAAGCGGACGATGATGAAGGGTATGAAGGGGCAACTGTATTAGAACCCAAATGCGACTTGTATCTCGATGATCCAGTGGCCTGTTTAGATTATAGTTCTCTTTATCCCTCCGGCATGATGAGTGAAAATATTTCCCACGATAGTAAAGTCTGGACCAAAGAATATACTTTGAAAGATGTGCTCATTGCAGAAACGGGTGAAAAAGACCCCGCTACGGATTTGTATTTATACGATAATTTGCCCGACTATAAGTATGTTGATATTACCTATGACACTTACAAGTGGCAACGGAAAAATGGCAATCCCAAGGCGGGTATGGAAAAAATAAAAATCGGTTACAAGACGTGCCGGTGGGCGCAATTTCCTAATGGCACAAAAGCAATTATGCCGGCAATTTTGGCAGAATTGTTAGCCGCTCGCAAAGCCACGCGTAAGCAGGGTGAAAATCACCCCGACGAGTTTATGCGAAATATATTGGATAAACGGCAACTCAGTATAAAGGTGACCAATAATTCCATGTATGGGCAAACGGGGGCGAAAACCAGTACCTTTTATGACAAGGATTGCGCGGCATCAACGACGGCGATTGGGCGTAAATTGTTGATTTATGGCAAACGTGTTATCGAGGAGGCGTACGCGGATCAGGTCGTGGCAACGAAAAATCACGGGCAGGTTCGCACCAATGCCGAATATGTGTATGGTGACACGGATTCAGTCTTCTTTAAGTTTAATTTACAAGATATGGAGGGTAATAAAATAATCGGACAAAAAGCATTGGAAATAACGATCGAATTGGCGCAACAAGCGGGCGAACTGGCATCCATGTTTTTAAAAGCGCCACATGATTTGGAATATGAGAAAACTTTCTTGCCCTTTTGCCTATTATCCAAGAAGCGTTATTTCGGAATGTTGTTTGAATTGGACCATCTCAAAGGCAAACGCAAATCCATGGGGATTGTTTTACGCCGACGCGATAATGCGCCGATTGTAAAAGATGTGTATGGAGGGGTTATAGACATATTTATGAAAGACAAAGACGTGGAAAAGGCACTGACCTTTACGAGGGCATGTTTACAAAATATTACTGATGAAAAATACGGGATGGATAAACTGATTATTACCAAATCCTTGCGTTCGGGTTATAAAAATCCGAAACAGATTGCTCACAAGGTGCTAGCAGACCGGATTGGTCGGCGTGATCCCGGTAATAAACCCAGTATTGGGGATCGCATTCCGTTTATATATATTGAAAATCCCGATAAGAAGGCACTCCAAGGGGAACGCATTGAAACACCTGAATTTATTCTAGCAAACAAAGGCAGAGTGAAAATTAATTATTCCTTTTACATTACGAATCAAATTATGAAACCGCTGCAGCAATTGTTTGCGCTGGTCTTGGAACAGATGAAAGATTTCAAAAAAAAGAAAGGACATTCCTTGCGAAAATGGTATGTCGAACTGGAAAATCTTAAAAAGAAATTTCCAGATCCGGCAGAGTATAGAAAAAAAGTAGAAGCATTGCGCAATAAAGAAGTGAAATATTTATTATTTGATGATTATATTTATAAAGCAGATAATTTAAAAAAAGGTAATCAGGATATTAGCAACTTCTTTTAGATTTATACTAATCAATAAAATTGATTAGTATATATAAAGTATTTTTTATTACAACTATAAAATGACTACTCCTACTCATAGTTGTGAAAAGTGCGGCAAAATCTGTAAAAACAAGAGTGGACTCGCCAGACATTTGAACAATAAGAAACCTTGTGTGCCGAAGGCAGCAACTGCTACGCCTGCGCTTGTACCGCAGGCAACCGCTACGTCTGTACCGCAGGCAGCTACGCAGGCACCTAAGCATGCACCCTGCGACGGGCAACTTAAATTCATTGATTTATTTTGTGGCATTGGCGGTTTCCATCAGGCACTGCTCAGATTAAAGGGTACCTGTGTCTTTGCGTGCGACATTGATGAACAATGTAGAAAAACCTATGCCAAAAATTATAATCTCACACCGGAAAAAGATATTAGCGCGGTAGACATACAGACCATTCCAGCGTTTGATGTCTTGTGTGCCGGGTTCCCTTGTCAAAGTTTTAGTAACTCAGGCAAGAAAAAGGGTTTTGAAGATAAACGCGGAAAATTGTTTGAATATATTTTAGATATCGCTCTGTTAAAAAAACCCTCGTTCATGTTTCTAGAAAATGTAAAGCATATAAAAAAAATAGATAATGGTAAAATATTCCAACATATATTGACCCGAATCAACGAAACCGGTTATTTCGTAACGACAATGGAATTAAGTCCACACCAATTAGGTGTGCCACAACAACGCGAACGCATCGTCTTTATCTGTATCAGAAATGATATTTACGATAAGGATAAAGATTTGAATTTCGCTGTTCCAAACACTCCTATAAATTTAGAAGGTATATTTGAAAAGGATGCCACAAAAACGGACAAGTATAAAATATCCAATGTAGAAGAAGCAATTCTATTGGCGTGGGATAAGATGATTCAAGTATTTGACGTCGGGCAAAATCTAAGTCCGACGATATTATGTAATGAGTTTCACAATACTTCCACCGAAGAGGAAATGAAAGCATTAGAATATCCAGAATGGAAGCGCGATTATATACTTAAAAATAGACCCATTTATCAAAAATACAAATCGCAATGGGATGCCTGGTTACTCGCCTATAAACCACTCTTGACCAAAAAAGAAATATTCGGCAAGTTAGAATGGCAGGCAGGCAAGAAAAAAGAAAACGATAGTATATTCAACCATTTCATTCAACTGCGGCAATCGGGTATTCGAGTAAAGAAAGGCGAGTATTTTCCTACCTTGGTTGCCATCGTCCAAACACCAATTTATGCCAAAGAAAAAAGATACATCACACCCAGAGAATGCGCTCGGTTACAATCCTTTCCAGATGACTTTATTTTAAACGAGAGTGATAAGGTGGCATACAAACAATTTGGCAATGCAGTGAATGTGGATGTGGTACATTTTGTTATTTCGAATACGTTAAAGGTCTACAATTTGTTTATTTAAAAATAATTTTGTAGCACATGTAATGAGTTTTTTTTCTCGCCCCAAAAATAAAATTGAAATACTTTTGCGTGCCGAGACCTATGCCACATACACAAAACAACCATCATGATGACCGAGTACAAGATTGAAACCTGTCCGCAGTGTGAAGCAGTGTTTACTGCTGAACCCGGTACCTATTTCTACGATGAGAAAAAAGACATTTCCTTTTGTAAAGAGGAATGCTATGTGGCAAAAAATAAAAAGAAACCGCGCCGATCCAAGGCGGAAATCGCGCAAGAAAAAGAAGAAAAAGCGCAAGCGAAAATCGCCTCAAAAGAAAAATATGAGCGAGAACATATAAAATTGGTCCCGGGCGTTCTCCCAGATGCGCGTTCCGCAATGAAAATTTTTGAGAATATCCGTCTTAACGGAAACATAAACCGCGCTTTCCGCCGCATGATGGCGTCACGCAAAATTTTCAATCCGCGAGAAAATATCAACAAGTTTATGACGGGCGGGGTAGCAGAGGAAGTCGTTCACCAACTTATTAGATCGGTTGGGTTTGATTCCCAAAATGTCAGTGCCAAGGCGAGCGTCATTGATTTGGTGATGCCTGTCCTGCTCGAACCTTCGGGTGAAGTGCATTCTTTCCAAGTGAGTTTGAAAAACAGCGGGAAACTTGGTGCGTCGCCGATTCTGGAAAACTACCGCGGCAAGAAGCGTGATGAGATTCGCCCGCTGCCACCGACCCTTATCATTTACACCGAGGTCGACATAAAGCGGGTGAGAATCGTGTATTTGGATCACGAAATTCTCCGCCAAGGTTATCCGGATTTAAGCGAGGAAGAATTCAATCAGGTGGTCTTTAAGAACGAAGATTCCAACCTCACATTCAAGTCTGGTTTCTTGCCACACTTTATCCCGCGTTTGCCCGATGAGTATATTCTCAACGCGGTCTATCCGGAAGATTTACCAGAGTTGGACGAAAAAAATATAATTCTGTTGGCATTGGCAGAGGTGGATCGGCAACTTGGATTATAAAATATTAAAAATATTAAAAATATTAAAAATATTAATATAAAAATATTAATATAAAAAATATATATATAAAATGTCATCAGAGCAATGTTCCATTTGCAATAGCGACTGGTTATACAAAGCACCCAAAGGTATACACACGCTATGCCAAGAATGCTATGGGGATATGAATAAAGACGTCGTTGCTTATCATACTCTACAAGAAGAGGCGCATAAAGATGTCTTAAAAGGCAATATTGAAAAAGCAATAAAAAAATTAAAACAAGTTCAAGTAAAACGTAACGAGTTGAGTAAATATTTCAAAAATACATTAAATACTGGTCATAGTAGATTCGCCAATGAATTTATTCCTAATTTAATGAACAAGTTGGAACACTCTACAAAACAACAAGCGAGTAAGATATGGGATGAAGAATTTAAAAAGTTAGCAGAGTATGAGGAATAGTTTAGTTTTTAGTTTTTTTATATATTTTTTATATATAAATTAAAAATTTATATATAATTTTATTTTTGTTTTTGCTTTATTTTTGCTTTATTGTGTTAACAGCGTTGAACAATTTTATTATAGGTTTTATAATCTTTCTTTTCTAGACATTCTTTTAATAATACAACGATTTTATCACGCACTTTATCTGAATGCTTACATTTTTTAGTATATAATTTCGCAATGATGTTGTCCGGATGTAATGTTTCACAAATTAAATTATTGACCCGCATTTGCGAGTGGTCTTCCATCAAGACATTATAAAGAATTTCACCATTATAGTTTACTTTGACCACCTTATCAAATTTGCCTAAAAACGCTTTTGCTGGACGCATTTTCCCTTTATAATAGACTTTATGGTTTTTAGTCATCCGTGTATGGTCCACCGGATAATTTAATCCTAACGCATTTTTTTTAAATCCTACTAAATAGTTATCTGGGGTTATTGTTTTCGTGATATCTACAATTTGTTTATTGCCAATGGTATGCATGTCTGGATTAATCTTTTCAATGGCAATAATACCTTGGTCGGTTTGAATAAATGTTCCCGCGGGAAAACATATGTTGGATGTTGGATATAAAATAATTCGAGAAATGGTATTATTGCTCCCATTCGCTACATACATATAAGTATTAGTAGGATCAATTACAATTGCTTGTGGGTTGGATAATCCTTGTGTTGTTGTTGCCCAAGCAGCATCATATATGGTTGGATCAGATAGTTGAATTCGAGAAATGGTATTATTGTTCTCATTCGCTACATACATATAAGTATTAGTAGGATCAATTACAATTGCTTGTGGAAATAATAAT